TGCGTTTTCGCAACCGCAACGGTATAGTACGGGGAGCCACCACCACACACCACCATGTTTCAGAAGGCCACCAAGGAGGCCGCCAAGCTCCGGGCCGCGCTGTTCGGCCCGTCAGGAGCTGGCAAGACCTTTACCGCATTGCGGCTCGCGACCGGCATTGGCGGTCCCATAGCTGTTGTTGACAGCGAGCGGGGCACCGCATCGAAGTACGCCGATCGGTTTGATTTTGACGTGTGCAACCTGCCCAGTAAGCAGCACACGATCAAGGATTACGTGACCGCTATCAACGCTGCCGGCCAGGCCGGTTACAACGTGCTGATCATTGACAGCATGACTCACGCATGGCAAGAGCTGCTGACTGAGATCGATGCCATCGCTAAGGCCAAGTACCGGGGGAATACCTGGTCAGCCTGGTCTGAGGGGACGCCGAAGCAGAAAGCACTCGTTGATGCCATCCTTGACTTCCCAGGTCACGTGATTGCCACGATGCGATCGAAGACCGAGTGGAGCACCGAGCAGACTGGCGGCGGCAAGAGCAAGCCAGTGCGCGTTGGCCTGACGCCTGAGCAAGGCAAGGGAATCGAGTACGAGTTCGACATGCTGTTTGAGCTGACCACTGAGCACATGCTGACGGTACTCAAGGATCGCTCTGGGAAGTTCCAAGATCAGATCATTGAAAAGCCCGGCGAGGATCTGGGTGCCGCGATGGCGTCATGGCTTGACGAAGGTGCACCGCCGATGACGATGGCGCAGCAGATCATGGCGAAGGCCCGAGCTGTTGGACTGACCGAGCTAGGCCAGCAAGCGATGCTGGCGCAGTGCACTGGCAGCAGTACGGGCACGCTGGAGGGTGCCAAGCCGGCGGTGCTCCAGCACCTGATGAACCATGCGCTAAACACAGCAGGGATCATCCAGTCGTGGAATGCTGGGGCAGACAGCAGGACCGGGGCGGCGCTGGACCTGGGGAGCGCACCGGCGGCGGCACCGGCACCAGCTGCCGATGACTCTGTGCCGGCTGAGGTGTTCAGCGAGCCTGGATTCCCAGATCCCGACGAGCAGGACGACCCGGACGACCTGCCAGCAGCATGGGCGGCCTGATCGGCTGCCCTGCTGCGATGCTGTTTAACAACCACAACACCCACCATGAACGCTCTAGTCCAGACCCTGCTCCGCGCCCAGACCTACAGCTTCCGTGGCCGACTGGCTGCCGACCCTGAGATCAAGTACCTCGCCAACTCCATGGTGGCCAACGCCAAGATTGCAGTTGATAACCCTGAAAAGAAGGGTCGTGATGACGGCAAGGAGCCTGATTGGCTGAAGCTTGAAATCTGGTTTGAGGCAGCCCAAGAGTTCGCCAACAACGCCAAGAAAGGCCAGCTGATCGACTGCACCGGTCGGATCCGTTTCGAGTCATGGACCGATAAGCAAACCGGCGAGCCCCGCCACCAGCCGGTACTGAAGCTGCACAGCTGGGCGCCGGTTGACACCACCGCGCCGGCCACCGCTGCCAAGCCTGCTGCAGTACCTGCTGCCGGTGGGTCGGTGTGGGAGTCGAGCGCTAGCGACATCAACGAAGACGACGTTCCCTTCTGACCCATGCCGAAAATCGACACCATCCGCCAGCAGCTGAACGACCTGCTGGCCTACATCGAAACCGACCGCCAAGCCCTCGCCGCCGAGCAGGCCGCCGTGGCCCGTGCCACTGAGGCGCTGCACGAATCCCCGGCGCTGCAGGCTGCCCTATCCCAGGGCCAGGAGCTGATGCGCGGCCGGGTGCTGATGCTGATCGATCACCAGCTGGGGATGCTCAGGGAATCGCCCACGGCGGTGCTGCTGCGGGCGCTGCGGCAGCAGGTGAGGGAGGTGGAGTTGTGAGCACCATCACGATGTGGTGCCTCTCGTGGGGCGAAATCAAGCCCGTCCCCTGCACCAAGGTCACAGCCGGTTTCGTGTGGCCTGCTGAGCGCAACGGCCGCCGCGAATCCCGATCAGGCAGCTGGGCCAGTTACCACGAAACCTGGGCCGATGCCCACGCCGCGATGCTGGCCAAGGCTGAGCTCGAACTGGACGCCGCCCGTAGCCGGCTCGAGCGTGCACAAAACGAGCACGGCCGAATCCAGGCCATGAAACCACCGGCCGATGCGGAGGTATCCCAGTGACCCTCTGCATCCTCGCTGGCCTGATCGAGATCATCCCCGTGTTGGCCATCGTCGGCACCGCCACCCTGGCCACGTCGCTGTGGTGGGCGCTGTGTGAGCGGTTGGTGGGGGAGGGGGAGCCATGACCTGGTACGTCCCACCCGCGATCCTCGCCGCACTGCGCGGCTACCAGCCCTCCGCCGGCACTGGCGGGTTCCTGCTGCAGGCGCCAGATCCAGGCTTGGTGCTGGCCAATCCGCCGTTCAGTGTGGAGGCCAGCCGTGTTTAACCCCGACTTCTACCCCACGCCGCCCGAGGTGGCGGCCACCATGCTTGACCCACTCGACCTGCGCGGCCGGGTGGTGGTGGAGCCTTCCGCCGGCTCGGGCAACCTGGTCAGCGAGGCCCTGGCCCGTGGCGCTGCTGAGGTGCTCACCTGCGAGCCTGAACCGAAGCTGCGGGCGATCCTGGCGGCCATCCCCAACAGCCGCCTGATCGCCGCGGACTGGCTCACGGTGACGGCCGAGCAGATCAGCCACGTCGATCTGATCGTGATGAACCCGCCGTTCTCGGCCGATGAGCGGCACATCCTGCACGCCTGGGAGATCGCCCCGCCAGGCTGCGAGATCGTCGCGCTGGCCAACTGGAACACGGTTTGCGATGAGTACGTGCACCGCCTCACGCAGCGCACCGGCGCTGGCCTGAAGAAACAGCTGGCGAAGCTGATCGAGGCCTACGGCAGCAAGGAACACCTGGGCGAGTGCTTCAGCACCGCCGAGCGTCCAACACGTGTCAGCGTTGGCATGGTTCGTTTGACACGACCTGGCCAACGTGTAAGCGGGGCTGACGAGTTCGATGGGTTCTACCTGGGCCCTGACGACATCGAGGCCCAAGGCGAGGGGCTGATTCCCTACCGCCGCAGCCGGGACATCGTGCAGCGCTACGTGGAGGCCTGCAAGATCTTCGATGAGCAGGTGGCCGCAGGCACCAGGCTGCGGGGTGTGCTGGATGGATTCTTCGGCAAGGATCTGGGCCTGCAGGTGACCGTCGAAGGTGCGCCGGTGACCCGCAACCGGTTCCGCAAGGATCTGCAGAAGCAGGCCTGGAAGCACGTCTTCGATGAGTTCCTGCCGCAGCAGATGGCCACCAGCCAGCTGGCCAAGGACATCAACAGATTCGTGGAGGAGCAGTCGAAGATCCCGTTCACCGAGCGGAACATCTACCGGATGCTCCAGATCGTCGCCGGCACCCAGGAGCAGCGGATTGACCGGGCGGTGGAAGAAGCCGTCGATTCGATCACTCGCCACACGGTGGAAAACCGCTACGGCGTGGAAGGCTGGGTGACGAACTCGGGCTACATGCTGAACAAGCGATTCATCCGGCCGTACATGGCCGAACTGGCGTACAGCAACCCGCGCAAGGTGCGGATCAGGAGCCACGGCGGCCAGTGGGATGAGATCCAGGATCTGATCAAGGCGCTGTGTTTCATCACCGGTCGGGCCATTGAGGAGGTGCGCCTGCCGGAGCGATTCAGCGAGAACCAGTATTGGCCAGGTGACTGGCACGACTGGGGATTCTTCCTGTTTCGCCCCTACAAGAAAGGCACCGTGCATTTCGAGTTCAAGGATCAGGAGGTCTGGGCGGCGCTCAATGCCCGCTATGCCCGCATCAAGGGCCAGGTGCTGCCGGAGCAGGTCCGGCCTAAACCCCGAACGCGCCGGCAGCCGCCGGTTGCGGCTTAACCCACTGCAGATCAACCATGACCGACATCAACAGCACGCTGTCCGACCGCGGCAACCGCTACGGCGACTTCATGGGCCACGCCGAAGTAACTCAGGATCTGAAGGATTGCGCTGAGGGCCATCTAGCAGCACGATCAAAAAGGCTGGCACCAGATCAACAGGAAGCCCTCGACATGATCTTCCACAAGATCGGCCGGATCATCAACGGCGACCCGGACTATGCCGACAGCTGGCACGACATCGCCGGCTATGCGCAGCTGGTGGACAACCGGCTCAGCGGGAAGGGTGCGCAGTGACCCCCACCCGCCGCCTAACCCTCATCCTCACCCTCCCCGAGGTCGAGGCCCTCCGCCGCCAGCTCCGCCCTGGCGAGGGGATGAACGATCTGCTCCGGCGGATCGTGAACGACCGACTCCACAACCCCACCTCCCGATGAGCACCACCACCAGTCGCATCCCCCTGGCCCAGGCCGAGGCCATCGCCGTGGGGGTGATGGAGCAGCTCGACCCGCACTGCGAGGTGATCAGCCTCGCCGGCAGCATCCGACGGCAGCGGCCCACGATCGGCGACATCGAGATCGTCTGCGTGCCGAAGCCCTACGACCCCTCGCCCCTGTTCGCCAGCGGCCTAGCCACCGTGGTGAACCAGTGGCCGAAGGTGCGGGGGGAGCTCCCATGCAAGTACACGCAGCGGATTCTGCCCGAGGGCATCGGCCTCGACCTGTTCATGGTCGAGGCCGATGGCTACGGCCTGCAGCGGGCGATCCGCACTGGCTCCGCAGAGTGGAGTCACCAGGTGCTGGCCAGGGGCTGGGTGCGTGGCGGGTTCCACTCCGAAGGCGGTCTGCTTCGGCGCGCCGACGGATCGGTGGTGCCAGTGCGCACCGAGCCAGAGCTGTTCCGCCTGAT